GATGGAGTATAATGGGTAGATACGCATCAGGTAAAAGAGCATTAGCAATTTCAGATAGATCAGGAATGGCATTTCCATATTCTGAAATGGTTAGAGAGTGGAATGGATTTTTAGTTCACAATTCAGAGTATGAACCAAAGCAACCACAACTTGAACCAAAACCAGTTGGTTCAGATCCACAAGCTTTACTTAATCCAAGACCACAACCTGCATCAAAAGCAAGTTTAATTTTGTTAGATAACAATCCTTTCACAAGTATTATTTATGCTGGCACAACTTACGTAAATGTTTTTTCACCAGATCATCAAAGATCTGCAGGTGATGTTGTAAGATTTAGAGGACCTCCTGAAGTAACTGTAGCAGGCTCTGGTGGAGATGATGCTAAAAATTTACAATCGTTTGCAAACATTCCAACGTTTGACAATGTAAGTGATTTAAATAATGCAAATGGTTTTACAATTGCATTAGGTCAAATAGATTCAGCAGGTAATGTTACAGGAGCTACAACAAGTGATGTTCTTACAACTCCAATAAATTATTTTTATATAACTAGCACTAGTAATGCAACAACAGGTAATATAGAAGGTGGTGGAAACAATTGCTCTGCAGGACCAGTAACACTTGAGGTAGTAAACGGATAATGGCATACACTTTAGATAACTTAAGAACAGATATTAGAAATTATACAGAAGTAGATAATGGTGCTACTACACCTAAAGTTTTAACAGATTCTGTTCTTGAAACTATAATTAAAAATGCAGAAAATAGAATTGTAAGAAATATCGATACTGATCAAAATGTATTTTACGCAACATCAAATGCAATTGTTGGAAACAGATATGTAACTATTCCAGCAGATCTTAGAGCAATTAGATATGTACAATTTAAAGATCAGGCTGGAAATCAGTTTTATTTAGAACAAAGAGACACTAGTTTTATTGCAGAATACTACTCTACACCTGGTACATCTGGTGTGGATATTCCAAAATATTATGCAAATTGGGATGAAGAATTTTGGGTATTGGCTCCAACACCTGATAAAACTTATGAAATTACAATATCATATGATAAAGAACCTATAAGTATTACAGATAGCACACAGCCAACAGGTGCCCCGGCATCTGCTAATGGAACTTATTTGTCAAATAAATATCAAGATTTACTTTTATACGGATGTCTGGTAAATACATATGCATACTTGAAAGGCCCGCAGGATATGTTACAATACTACCAACAAGCTTTTAATCAAGCATTAGAATCGTACGCTATCGAGCAAATCGGTATCAGACGCAGAGACGAATATCAAGATGGTGAAGTTCGCGCTCAACTTAACGTTAAACCACCATCAAGTTAATTAAGGAGATAAAACAATATGGCAAACATAATACCAAATAGTTTTAGAGGTGCTCTCTTCTCTGGTCAACACGACTTTCAAGCTTCTGGAGGAAACACTTTTAAAATTTCTTTGTATACAACTAACCCTTATACCGATGCATCAACAGTTGCTTTATTAGGAACTGGAAATGGCGAAGTAAGTTCAGGTGGAAGTTCTAACTATTCTGTAAAAACATTAACTAATAATGGAGTTGCATCTAGTACAGCTGTTGCTTCAGTAGACTTTGATAATGTTAGTTATACTTCAGCAACTTTCACTGCAGCCTTTGCAGCGATATATAATAATGATACAGTTGATGGTACACAAAATAGATTAGTAGTGGTTTTAGATTTTGGTGGCGACAAGACAGCAACGAACGGTACTTTTACTGTTACGTTTCCTGATCCTGCTACACCTGCTAATGCAATTATTAGTATGAGTTAAGGAAAAAATTTATGGCTTTGGTTTTAAACGACAGAGTAAAAGAAACTAGTACAACACAAGGAACAGGTGATATTACGCTTGCAGGTGCGGTTACTGGTTTTTTAACATTTAATAGTGGTATTGGAACTTCCAATACTACTTATTATGCTATCTTTGAACAAGGCACTAACAACTTTGAAGTAGGTTTAGGAACTCTTTCAGCGTCTACAACTTTACAAAGAGATACAGTTTTAAGTAACTCTGCAGGCGATACTAGTAAAATAAATTTTAACTCAGGTGGTTCAAGTACATTAGATGTATTCTGTACTTTTCCTGCAGACAAAACAATTGATATGGTACTAACAACTCAAGGAGATGTACCCTACGCATCAGCAGCTAACACTCCAGCTCGTTTAGCTTTAGGAACAGCTGGTCAAGTTCTTCAAGTAAATTCAGGAGCAACAGCACCTGAATGGGCAGAGAGTGGAGGAGTAACAGCAGGGTTCGTGATTGCAATGTCAATCGCGTTGTAGTATAAGGATTAAATTATGGCACAAAATTTCAGAAATTATTTAAAAAGAGAAACAGGCGTAACAGCAGTTGATGTTTTAGACGGAGCCGCAGATAGTTTTGATACTTTAATTAGTATTAGACTAGCGAACATTACTACTTCAACGATTCAAGTTGAAGCTTACATTAAAAGATCATCTTTGGATTATTATTTAATTAAAAATGCACCGATCGTATCAGGCGGATCATTAGAACTAATTGACGGAGGCTCAAAGATAGTACTTGCTTCAGGAGATCAGTTATTTGTTAAATCAGATACGGCGACTTCTTTAGATACTGTTGTTGGCGCTGTAGATGATATAAGTACATAGGAGAATTATGGCATATTTAGGCAACTCTCCCGCTAGAAGTTTCATAAGCTTTGAAAGACAAGTATTTACAATTGTCAATTCACAAACTGTTTACACATTAGATCATAGCGTTACGAACGAAAATGATATTAGACTTGTTGTAAACAATATTGTCCAAGAGCCGGGATCCGGTAAAGCTTATACTGCAACAGGAACTACCCTTACACTATCAGCGGCATTGGTTAATGGTACAGATGAAATGTACTGTGTATTTTTAGGTAGAGCAACTGCAACAAATGCACCTGGCGCAGGGTCAGTGGGCACTTCACAAATTGCAGATGATGCTGTTACAAATGCTAAAGTAGACTCGTCTGTAATTACAGGACAAACAGCGGAAACTTCTATTGCTACAGACGATTTAATTTTATTATCAGATACTTCTGCTTCTGGTGCATTAAGAAAAATGACTAGAGCAAACTTTGTGTCTGGTATTGGTGAAACTAACACTCCAGCTTTTGAAGCACAATTATCATCAGCACAAGCGATAGCTAATACTACTTATACTAAAGTTCAATTTGATAGTGAGGTGTTTGATAGTGATGGAACTTATGACAATTCTACAAATTATAGGTTTACTCCAGCAGTAGTTGGTAAATATTTTATATTTGCTCAAGTTTGTTTAGATGATGTAAATGATGGTAGTTTTTTTGATATTTATTTAGTTAAGAATGGCTCTAGAACTAAATTATCAAGACTTTATTCTGGTGTTACAAATAAACAATCATCAATCTTAACTTTTATAGACAATGTTACAAGCATATCTGATTATTTTGAAATTGAAATATACCAAGATACTGGAGTTTCAAGAAATTTAAGATCAGATATTGGAAGTTATTTTGGAGCATTTAGAATTACAGGAGCATAAATTATGGCAATAAGTAAAGTAACAACAGCATCGATAACAGACGCAGATATCACTACAGCTAAATTGGCTTATGATGCCGCTCCGTTTAGAAACATCATCATCAATGGAGATATGAATATTGCTCAAAGGAGTACATCAGAATCAATTACTTCATCTGGTTATTACACAGTAGATAGATTTAATATGCCAATTAATACTATGGGTACTTTTACAGTTTCACAATCTACTGATACACCTAGTGGTCAAGGTTTTAGCACTTCATCTAAATATGATTGTACTACTGCTGATGCTTCTCCTGCATCTGGAGATTTTATAAGATTTGAACAATATGTTGAAGCACAAAATTTACAATATTTAAAATTCGGAACAGCAAATGCACAAAGTCTAACTTTATCTTTTTGGGTAAAATCTACAAAAACAGGAACTTATATTGCAGAACTAAGAAACTTTGATGGTGGTAGAACAATTTGTAATTCATACACAATTAATGTTTCTAATACTTGGGAGAAAAAAACAATAACAGTTTCTGGAGATACAGATGGTTCTGGTTCATTTAATAATGACAATGGTTTAGGTTTAGCTTGTATATTTTGGTTAGGTGCTGGAACTGATTTTACTTCTGGTACATTAGCAACTGATTGGGAAAGCACTACATCAGCAAACAGAGCAGTAGGTCAAGTCAATCTTGCAGACAACACAGCTAATGAATGGTACATTACAGGCGTACAATTAGAAGCTGGAACATCAGCATCTGATTTTGAGTTCTTGCCTGTTGATGTGAATTTAGCAAGATGTCAAAGATATTTTGAAAAAATGTTACCAGAAACAATGATAATGCTTCGTTATAGTGGTTCTACTTCATTTGGTAATGCTGGTAATTTTAAAGTGACTAAAAGAGCAACTCCTTCTCTTTCAAGAGAAAATGGTACAACGACTATCGGTGCATACGATGGTGATGGTACTGCTGGTTTGCCAGTAGCTTCTGCTTGGTCTTTAAATAGTATAAATGTAATAGGTTTTAGTCTTTCAGCTACAACACCAACTTCTCCAGACCAATTTTTTATGGGTATAGGTTCAGACCATTTCTTAATAGATAGTGAGTTATAATTATGATTAGTACAGTAGAAAAAATATACAATGTAATAACAAATCAATTTAGTAATTACAAAATAACTTATCAAAATGGAGATTTTAAGTTTGTACCACTAGACGAAGCAAACACAGATTACCAAGCAATTCAAGAATGGATAGCAGATGGTGGAACAGTTATTGATAATCCACCAGAATAATGTATAAATAATAAAATAAGGAGAAAAACTATGGCATCACTATCAAGCAAAATCAAGAAATACGCAGCAGACAATGGCGTATCTTCTGTAGACTTTTTAGCGGACGTTATGCTTCAGGATGATTCCAATGGTCAAGGCCCATACATTAAAGAATGGAACCTTGCTATTGCAAAACCAACTGACGCACAATTAAACGCTGTTGACGCTGCAGCTGATCTTGAAGAGAGACAGAATGCAGTAAGAGCTACAAGAAAACAAGCTTATGGCGATATCGGTTCACAGTTAGATATGCAGTACCACGACAATGTTGATGGTACAACTACTTGGAAAGACCACGTAGCAAGTGTCAAGACTGCAAACCCTATCCCAACTGAATAAGGAGAGTAC